CATTCAACACCCGAACGTTATCAATGCGGCAGTATGATTGTGATTCGAGCACTAAACCCCAATCGCCTTTGCTATCCATGTCGATAGTGAATCTCTCGAATAACGAGCGAACCATGCTGTAAGTCGGCGCAGGGCCTTTTGATACAACAAAGCCAGAGGCAGCAGACATTTTCAGAATACTTGATTCACCGATACCACGTAAAAACTGACCCGGAGTGTATATTATTCCGCTAACAAGATACGTGGCATTATCAAGTAAGATCGTCTTGGTTCCTGAATCGAAGGCCGCCTGGACCGCCGCAGTGTCATCGGTCACCCCGTCACCGGCAGCCCCCCACCACTCGGGGTATGCATCGCCGCCGGTCAAAACGACAGCGCCGGTTCCCTGACAATCGAATATCTGGTAACGCCCGGCATCAGGAGAAGGCATGGTGAGGGTTTTTGTATCGGCAACTTCAAAGACAGCCCCTCTCAATAATACAGGTGTTATATTGTCAGGGACTGTAATATCGTCATCCACTTCCCAAGTGCCTGGAGGAAACACCAGGGTCTTTTCGGCCAGGCCGATGGCGGCCACCACATCCTGCAACGTCTGCCATCCCGGAAGGCCGTAATCAGTTGCAATGACCCATCCCAACGGACCGGGATAAAGACCGTCTCTAACCGCCTCCACATACACTTTTTCCAGGTTTGCGGTTAAAACGGCATCATCCACGGTCACAGTGGTTACGCCCAAGGCATATACCGCCGACGCTACAGGACTGTAAACCATCCCATCGACACCGCAATATGCGTGGACTAAACCCCCCGGAAGGAATTTAGTCGTGAAGTCACCGTCTATGGTGAATTCAGTATCAGACGAATATGTAACGGTTGAATTGAACGCAACAAGATAAGTCTCGGTTATGGCCCAGTTTGTCACTAAATTATTTAGACCTATCTGGGCTGTTTCAAGTTCCCCCTGTTTGTCGAACAAATTGTCAACATCGTCGCCGATGCGGCCCAGGCCGGAATTTAGAACACTATCCCACCTTTGTTTTCTATAAGTCTGTTGATAATTAGCATATCTATTGGTCATTTTACACCCCTATACGTTAAATCTGAATCCCTGCAGTCTCAACGCCCACGATACCGGAGCAGGATCAATAAATAACTCTACCACCTGACCTAGATCGGTATCAACCCATCCCGATACCTGCCCGGCATTGCCCGCCGTAACCGTTCCGAGAATCTGCCCGGAAGAGGAAGAACCGTTGCGCCGAACCGCAACGTCAACATCATCAGCATCAGCCACGATATGAACACTCAGCATGGCCCGAGTAGCAATCGGCGGCACCTGATCGCTCAAATTTTGATCACTCCAATTTTCTGCACTTGTATCGCTGTTATTTAGTTGGCTGCCGCCATACAACAACTCATAATCGATCTGGCTAAATTCCAGCAGATCGCCTGTACCGTCTGTTTTTACAGCGCCTATGATTTGTTTGTGCGTAAAAGAAACCGGAAGAGTCGGTGAAGCAGCAGATAATGAAGCCAGACCTCCAACTGTGCCTTGTGTAGGATTAGCAATGGAAAACAGATAATACCAGGTGTCAGCCGCCACGGAACCGCTGTCAAGACCGTTCAGCCCGACCGTCTCCAGGTCGATGGTAAAGCCCCGACCGCCTACGCTGTAAATATTCCCTGCGGTTGACCTATGGTCACAAGAATCATAAGAGATATCTATTTTTGTGTCAGGCGACACAGAATTATTGGCGATTGTCAAGTTTGTGAATGCCCGGTCAATTTCGCTGCCCGGAGGCGGGATGGTGTATTCATGCTCGGTTACATCTGCCAAATCCTGCACCGCATGACCGTGAATATTGAACGACTGCAATTTTACGAATATCGTTCGGCCTACCTCCGCCGCCGTTATGGGATACTTAAAGATCGCATCGTCAAGTCTGACAAAATTGCTGCCGATCTCGTGCAATGCCATGGCAGTGCCAAAGCAACCCCTGACAAGGTAATCTTCCAAGTCGTATTGGTACGATCCGGTCAAAGTGGCCGTCTTGTAGGCGAGATATTCCCCGTCCACGTAACACAAAGTCCGCAGGGCATCGGCTTCAGCCTGCGTCCCGGAAGTCAGCTCTCCCCGGCTTTCGGTCAAATCTACGGACAGGGTATTCACCGTGTCCGGGCTGACCAAAGACTCAGGCAAATCAGCTGTCAAGACGCCGTAGCGGGAACCACCGATCATGGTGCCGACCCTGCGATACGTATCGTTATCATCGCTGACCCAGACATGGCAGCCACCCCAGTTGACACCGCCCGAGGTGGCCAGCCATATCTCATAATTTGCCAAACCCAATGGCGGCACCCAAATGATCGGTGTGTTGGCATCGCCTGGGTCAACCAGTTTATTCGGTTTATAACCTGTTAGAACATCAATTTCTTGTAATGGAGCTGTACCAGAACCAATTCCTAACTCTTCAGTTTCCATTTGAATATCATTTTGCCCAATTTTCATGTTGATTACGCGCACCAATACTTCATAAATACTATGTTCCTCTGATGTTATAGAAATAATATCCATTGGTTGTAGAAAAATAAAATTTATTGGAAGGGTAAATAAAAACTTATTACGCACTTGCAATGAACGCTTACACAATATTCTCCCAACTTTTAATGCCAATTCTTTTGTAATAATCCCGTTTGCCGTTATTGTTCCCATCGACCTTTTACCATTATCAATCATATCACCTTGATCTTGATATTCCGTCGTTTCCGTGTTATATTCATTATAGCAATTAATATGGTTGATAGCAACGTGGTTATGGGCATCACGAGATGTATAGCGTTTTATTACCAAACCATCCTTATCATCCATATCCTCATATGTTATATGACAAATTGGTGTCAAATCTGGTGACCAAGACGCATGCTCACTTGTTACCGTTGTATCGCATAATGGAACAAATATGATCTTATCGTCTCCATATACAACCTCTGTATTCGTTAATCGAAGGAGAAGTTCAACAACATCTTTTGTTTGTGTTTGTGATGAAAATAATGGTGACAAGAAAAATTCTTCTGCAAGACAATAATTCTCATATTCGTATGTATCCATATCAATTATATCATCTGATAATCCGAGTCCATAAAATTTATTTGTAATAATATCTCTTATGATATTAGCTGCTGCACCGCCAGATGTTGTTTTGCATTTATAATTAATATCTACCGAACCTGTCTCACCAGAATTAAATGTATATACACCTGCACTAACACTGTATTCACCAATATTTGGAGAGGTCGTAACCTCTACCAGATACGCACCTCCTGTATATTTCACGTAATTTGTTGATAACCAATCTTCCGAATTAATAACCGTTATTGTTGTATCAAATGTATATGTTTCATTAACATCTCTTTCATTATCATAAATAACAAATTTCCCTTCCACAACAAACGAGAAATTTGGTAATGATGGATTGCTTCCTAAATTATAATTCGCAACAGCGGCATATGATAAATTTGGATATCGAATCGCCTCATCAGGATGCTTGCTAACTAAATATGCCCAAGGTTCTTGTTTTAATTCTCCAATCTTAACGGTCCAATTAGATGTTTGTGTCAAAACAAAAGGTTTGTCACCACTCTCTTTTGGATATAAATCGAGTTCTTCGTCACCAGCCCACCCCTTAACAATTTTGATAATTTCACCTTCACAAAGTCCAAGTGCAAAACTTGCTGTATAGGTCCATGATGTTTGTGTGTATGTGGGGCCACCACCCTTCCCACCAGCACTTGTTTTTGTTGTATAAGGAATTGCTGTATAATCACCATACCAAATCATATTGCCAGATAAACGATTAATGCCGTATAAAACAGGTCGTGTTAACCCATATGCTGATGTTGTAATTTTTATTGCACCAATTATCGGGTCTGTTTGAGATATGTTTTGTCGAAATAATAGAGAGGCAAGAAAATTCGCAGCCATCATTGCTACATTGAATGCTACGGCTCCCCAACTCATAACCCAACCTCATATATTAACCTTTTTCGATTTTTAAACCCAGAACACAAAACATCCTCGTAAACAACACACCCTGTATGTTTAAACGCATGGATAATTATTGGCCAATTAACAATTATACCACCATGCGAAAAACATCTCCCATATTTGAAAATAATTACGTTTCCTGGTAATGATTTATTTGTTTGTCTTCCGTATCTTTCGAGCACTTTTAAAAATTTTTCTTCACTACGATGTAATGCCCATTGTTCTGAATATTCAAATAATTCAAATCTAGGTATTAAATTACATTTTATAAAAACCTCATAAACAAACATTGCACAATCAACACCTTTTCCCTTAATACGGCCTTCGTGATGCCAAGGTGTGCCTAACCATGATTGAGCTTCAGATATAACCAATTCTCGCCATTCTTCCATTAATAAAGCACCTCTGGAACAGGGATGAATGGTTGGCCAGCAAACATATCATTTGTAAATTTATCTTTACAAGTTTTCAATGTACGGTCACAACCAGGATATACTGTAAATGTTGTACCTGTTAATGGTTCTTGTGTTAACGGTCTAGACAGATTTAAAATACCTGTAAATGATTCATCAATTGTTCTCTTTAGTCCAGACATTGCCCCTGATGTTATTTCTAAATAACCAAATGTAAAATGACCATCAGGTTGTATTAATGAAGAATCAACAATGGTAAATCTATCTGACCCAAATTTTATCGATCCATTAATCGCAAAATCAGATGAATTCAAACCACAGTTGCTATCATACAA